AAAATACAGAAACTCTAATGGCAAGAAGAAAAAGAGCATCTGCAGAGCAACCTATTGGGGTTGGACTCACGGCAAAGCAGATGAAGAGAAAAAAACCACTCAGTCAGGAATACTTGGTTGAGATTGACCCGTTAACAGACAATCAAAAAAGATTATTTGATTCTTATGATGAAGGTAAACATCTCATTGCTTATGGATGTGCTGGAACTGGTAAAACCTTCATCACTCTCTATAACGCTCTCAAAGATGTTTTGAGTGAGAACACACCTTATGAGCGTATTTACCTTGTACGCTCTCTGGTCGCCACTAGAGAGATTGGATTCCTTCCTGGTTCTCATGAAGATAAGGCAGACATCTACCAAATTCCTTATAAGAATATGGTGAAGTATATGTTCCAGATGCCTTCTGATGCAGACTTTGAGATGCTTTATGGTAATCTTAAAGCGCAAGAAACTATCAAGTTCTGGTCTACTTCATTCCTTCGTGGAACTACTCTCGATAACGCTATTGTTATTGTGGACGAATTCCAGAATCTCAACTTCCATGAACTAGATTCTATCATCACCCGTGTTGGTGAAAATACCAAGATTTGTTTCTGTGGTGATGCACGTCAATCTGACTTGCAAAAATCTAACGAAAGAAATGGTATTGTAGATTTTATGAATGTCTTGCGTAAAATGCCATCTTTTGATATAATTGAATTTGGTGTTGATGACATTGTTCGCTCTGGACTTGTTAAAGAATACATCATTGCAAAAATGGAAGCTGGTTTTTAATGTTTAATCACGTTGATATTGATCTACCTAAACTAGATCGTGAAACCATTGATGGTGTAAGATACTACAAAGTTCCTGACGAAGAAGAACTCCTCCGACTGGTCTCCATTACTTCGGTGACCAGTCATTTTAATAAGGAGATTTTTGTCAAGTGGCGCAAAAAAGTTGGTAATGAAGAAGCGGATCGTATCACGAAACGGGCAACTAGTCGTGGTACAGATATGCATACTCTTACAGAACACTTTCTTAAGAATGAAGAACTCCCTAAAGTTCAACCTATCTCTGATTTTCTTTTTAAAATTTCTAAAGAGAAATTAAATAATATAAATAATATTTACGCCCTTGAAGGGTCTCTGTATAGCAAACAACTAGGTGTAGCAGGGACCGTAGATTGTATCGCTGAATATGACGGCGAGTTAGCTATAATCGACTTCAAAACATCAGCAAAACCGAAACCACGCGAGTGGATCGATCACTATTTTGTACAGTGCATGGCATATGGTTGTATGCTGTATGAACTGACTGGTATTTCAGTCAAAAAACTTGTAATCATTATGGCTTGTGAAAATGGAGAATGCGTCGTCTATGAAGAACGAGACAAATCAAAGTACATCAAACTTCTCACAGAATACATTGGAAAGTTTGTTAGAGATAAACTGGAACTCTATGGAACCGAATAAAGAACTAGAAAGTGCAATAGAAAGTAAATTTTTATCGCCTGCAAAATTTGCGATCGAGATTGAAAAAATTGTCGCGCAAGAAAAAATTAATTATATTGATGCGATCATACACTATTGCGAAGTGAATGAACTTGAGGTAGACTCTATTACGAAACTCGTTTCGAAACCTCTAAAAGAAAAGTTGAAATGGGATGCAACCCGTCTCAACTTTATGAAAAAAACATCTAGGGCAAAACTACCTATATGATCGTGACTCCCTTTGAAACCTATCAACATTATCTGTCACTAAAAAATCATTTCACAAATCCAAAATACGATTTCTTCAAATACGGAGCGAAGACCCGTGCTAGTGTGACCTCTTTTAATAAGAGGAAAGACAAATACTGGTTCGAGAAAACTTCGCGTAAGTATTCCGACAAAGAAGTCGTAAATTTTCTTGTATCAAATTTCGTATCCGCAAGTAACCCTCAAAACCTATGGATTGGAGAAATTATCAATTCTGGCGAAAGAACCTACGCAGAGTGGATGAAACGCCAACAGAGTTTGACCTACTTGTTCAAAGAACAAAGCAGCGAATTGTTCTCGGAGAACGAATTAGAGAGTCTGTTCAAATGTTCCAAAGGACATCCAATAATCCTGAGAAAGTTTCTAAGCGGGAGTATATCTCTAGAAACCTTCGTAATCTACGACAAAATCTTCCATTTTTCAAAAAACTTCGATAAGAAGTTAGATGATCCAGTGTGGGAAACCGTCAGTTTAAAGTTGAAGAAGTACAGCCCCTTCATAAATATTGATGTATTCCAATTTAAAAAAGTTTTGCGGTCAATAGTCAATGAGTGATTTTTTTAATTCTGATATTATTCAAGAGGAACTGGGAGAAATTAATAGACTCCAAGAAGAAATTTATGGAAGTCTTCTCTCTTTTAGTGCGATGGACCGCAAAACAAAAATGGAACACGTTGAAATGTTACAAATCTTGCTGGACAAGCAGCGAGTGATGTATACTAGACTCTCTCTTTCGGACGATCCACACGCGATTGAGATGAAAGAGAATCTACGCAAATCGGTTGCTCTGATGGGATTCCCACCAGAAACTGATATGTTGGTCTTATTCGACAGTATGAATAAAACCATCGAGTCTCTCAAAGAATACATTGACGACTGACTCGACTTTTGCTATACTATCCGAGTAATCCACCAAATCCAAACTAATCCGAGGAAATCCAAATGTCTTTTGCTGATCTTAAGAAGCAATCTAAATTGGGCTCTCTGACCCAAAAACTGGTCAAAGAAGTTGAAAAAATGAATACTACTGGCGGTTCTGGTGATGAACGCCAATGGAAACTAGAAGTAGATAAAAGCGGCAATGGTTATGCCGTCATCCGTTTCCTTCCTGCACCAAACGGAGAAGATCTCCCGTTTGTGAAACTGTACTCCCACGCCTTCCAAGGTCCTGGTGGTTGGTACATCGAAAACTCTCTGACCACTCTGGGACAAAAAGATCCCGTGTCTGAGTACAACACGATGCTGTGGAATAACGGCACCGATGCTGGTAAAGAGCAAGCACGTAAGCAAAAGCGTAAACTGACTTATGTTGCTAACGTTTACATCGTCAAAGATCCTGCTAATCCTTCCAACGAAGGTAAGGTGATGTTGTATAAGTTCGGCAAGAAAATCTTTGATAAGATTACTGCCGCAATGCAACCTGAGTTCGAGGACGAAGAAGCAATTGATCCCTTCGATTTCTGGCAGGGTGCTAACTTTAAACTGAAGGCAAAGAACGTTGCTGGTTATCGTAACTATGACTCTTCGGAGTTTGCACGTCCTTCCGCACTCCTTGATGATGACGATGCAATGGAAGCAATCTGGAAGAAAGAGTATTCTCTTGCAGAACTGGTAGCACCTGACCAATTCAAAGATTATGATGCTCTGAAGAAGCGTCTGGATTATGTTCTGGGTATCAAAGGTACTCCTAAGTTCCAAGATCAAGAGTCTATCGAAGAGGAAGAGGAGTTCCGCGCACAGAACCGTGGGGAAGTTAAGTCCATGCCTCAGTCAATGAAGAATGAACTTGACTCTTTGAGTGAAGGTCGCGACTTCAATTCTCCCGATATCAGTTTGAGTAATTCTTCTGATGAGGATGATGATACTCTCTCTTACTTCGCTCGTCTTGCCGAAGAATGAAGCGTAAAAAGTTTCAGTGGTCGTATGAGAGGGTCTGCCTGACCCTCTTGGTTGCAGCAACTTATTACATGTTAATTTTTAAATAATGGACTCAGCAGTAGAAGCATGGAACACAATGGGGTGGTTTGAGGGTTTCCTCTTCACTCTATGGATTGTCGGACTCTATGTCGGAAAACTTAAGATTGATCAGAGGTTTGCTCGTCGAACCGTGTATCGTGTTAAATTAGAACAAAGTGAAAAGTGATTACACAATAGAACGTGTAACCAAATCAGAAGCCGCGGAGTTACTTCTGCGGTTTCATTATTTGAAGGACATTTCAAAAACCTTTAAATCTGGTTATAATTACGGTTTATATAAAAATAACGACTTCTGTCCACTGAATATTGGTGGTATTCAAGGAGTCTGTATCTTTACTGGACTTCCTGTTCCAGAAATTGCTAAAGGTGCTTTTGGATTAGAACGTCATGAACAGCAAGGACTTTTTGAACTATCCAGACTCTGCATCCACCCGTCTACACAGCAGAGCGAGTATAATATCACTTCTTGGTTCGTGTCTAAAGCGATTAGACGACTTAGAAAAGAAACCAATGTTAGGGGGATTATCTCATACGCTGATAGTGACCATCATACTGGTACAATTTATCGTGCTTGTAACTTTCGGTATTGCGGTCTATCAGAACCAAAGAAAGATTTCTACTTTGCAGATGGAACTAA